CAGGTGATGTTACTTTTAATGGTGGTGCTTTTTCTTTTAACTCAAGTTTAGCTGATAAAGATGCTGTCTTTGCTGGTGATACCCAAGCAAACTTATTATTTACAGATGCAAGCACAGACCGTGTAGGAATTAATACAGCTTCACCAACGACACAATTAGATGTTGCCGGAACTTTTAGAGCAACAGGAGCTGCTACTTTATCTTCAACACTAGGAGTAACGGGATTACTTACTGCATCTACACTAACAGCTACAGGAAATGTAGAAATAGATGGTGGAAGTTTTATTTTTAATAACACAGGTGCTGCGTTAGATGCAACATTTGAAGGAGATACTGACCCAGCTTTATTAGTTACTGATGGTAGTGCTGACCTTGTTGGTATTGGAGTTGCCGCCCCTGCCGGTGGTAAACTAGAAATTAATCAAAATAATGCAGCTGGTGCAATAGCTTGTTTATCCTTGGATCAAGATGATACAGATCAAGAATTTATTTATTTTGATGGAGATTCTGCTGCGGATAGTACAAAAAGTTTATCTTCTTCAACAGCAACTGCGGGAACAAAGCAAGGAGCGATACGTATTAATGTTAATGGTACGGATCGTTGGATTAGATTTTACGATTCAGCTGTATAGGAGTTAAATGTCTCTTGTAAAAGTACCAATAGCACCAGGAATAGACCAACAAGACACCGAGTATGGTGCTGAAGGTAAATGGTTTTTTGGTAAAAATGTTCGTTTTAGATATGGTCTTCCAGAAAAGATAGGTGGTTTTATAACAGTTTCTACCGATGCTTTAATTGGTGCTGCACGTGGTATTGTTAATTGGTTTGATCTTAAAGGTGAGCAATATCTTTCCACTGGTACAAATAAAAAATTATATGTTTATCAAAATAATGATTGGTATGACATTACACCAACACGAGCTTCTGGTACGGGTAATATTACAGGATGGAGTACGGTTGATACTACACCAACGGTAACAGTAATAGACGCTTCCCATGGAGCAATAGAAGGTGACTTTGTAACTATTACAAGTGTAAGTGGAGCCGTTAATGGTATACCTGCAGCCACATTACAAAATAAACAATATGAAATTATTGAAGTTTTATCTAGTTCACAGTACAAAATTACAGCGACAGCTAATGCAACAAGCAGTGGTACTTCTACAGTAACAGCTAATGCTGCATATGAAATTAATACTAACCCTGCTACATCTATCGCCGGTTATGGTTGGGGTGCAGGTACATGGGGATTATCTACATGGGGTACAACAAGAGCTGGTCTTGCAGCTCCTAACTCAGTGCAGTTAGACTCAGGTAAATGGGCCTTGGACACATGGGGTGAAGATTTATTAGCATGCCAGTTTAATGGTTCTTTATATTATTGGGATACATCCGCTAGTGCAGGTACACCTGTGGCAGCAACTATTGTTGCTAATGCGCCAACTCAAAATAGATTTGTTTTAGTATCTGGTACAGATAGACATGTTATATGTTTTGGAACACAACTTATTGGTACAACTACACAAGATGATATGTTTATTAGATGGTCAGATCAAGAAGACCATACCGCGTGGACCCCAACTTCTACTAATACTTCTGGCTCTCAACGATTAACAGATGGTAGTAAATTAATTACTGCTAAAAGATCACGTGGTGCCGTATTGGTATGGACAGATACAGCTTTGTATCAAATGCAACTAGTAGGTGCTCCTTTTACATTTGGTTTTTCTCAGTTAGGTTCTGCGTGTGGTGCTATTGGATTACATTCAGCTGTAGAATCTAATGGTAACTCATACTGGATGGGGAAAGATTCTTTCTTCGTCTTTGATGGTTCTGTGAAAAAGATACCTTGTAGTGTGGAAGATTATGTATTTGAAAATATAGATCAGGCTTCTCAAAAAGATACGTTTGCTTGTTTAAATAGTGAGTTTAATGAAGTAACATGGTTTTATCCTTCTAGTGGTTCACAACAAATAGATCGTTATGTAACTTACAACTACCAAGAACAATCTTGGTCTATTGGAGATCTATCTAGATCATCATGGGTAGACAAAGGTGTATATGATTTTCCTTATGCATTAGATTATACTGCCACTAGTTCTACTACACCTGTTGCACCTTTATCACCAGCTACAGAAATATCTGGAGTAACCAACGGACGTGCACTAATGTATGCGCAAGAGAATGGAACTGATGCAAATGGTGCAGCATTAGAATCAGAATTAAATTCTGGAGCTTTTGTTATTCCTCAAGCGGGAGAAAACTTAATGTCAGTTAGAAGATTTATTCCTGATTTTAAAAACATTTCAGGTAATGTAAATGTAGATTTATTATTTAAATTATATCCTACATCAAGTGTTACAACTATATCTAGTACAGTTACTCCTACAACTAATAAAGTAGATACACGTGCTCGTGGACGACAAGCACAAATTAGTATAAAGACTACAGGTATAGGTGATAATTGGCGCTATGGAACATATAGAGCTGATGTAAACCCAGACGGGATGCGATAATGGCACAGATAGTTTTACCAAGAACCCCTCAAGGTTCACAAGAATATGATAAGGTCCAAATAGATAAGCTAGTTGGTAACCTAGAACAACTAATTTTATTGCTTAACAGTACTTACACACCGGAAACGTTGCGTAATGATGATGAGGCATTTGCGTGGTTCAATGGGTAACGTATATACAAACGCTAAAAAAGATTTAGCTACAAATACCAACCCTGTTGTATTATATACAGTGCCTGATAAGGTACAAGCCGTAATTAGATCTATACGAGTTAGTGATGATTCAGGGTCTGGTAGTACTATTACAGCTACTATTACAGATATAGGTACAAATGTATTTAGTTTAGCCTATAATGTGGCTGTAGCCGCTAATACACCAGTTGAATTATTGACAGAACCCCTTGTAGGACAACAAGGAGAGATAATTACTGTAACACCAGGGCATGCAGATAGGCTACATGTGGTGCTTTCTGTTCTTGAAATTAGTAATAATACTTGATATAAGGAGTAAATATGCCTATAAAAGATGATAGTGTAATAGAGTATGTAGAGATCAACGGGGAACAAGTTCCTAAGATTGTTGTTCCTGCAGAAATAACTATCACTAACACACTAACAGGGAAGGAATACGGTTCAGCTAAAGAAGCTGATGATGACGTAGCTGATCCTGCAACCGACACGAAATCAGAACACATCAGACAAGATGTAAAAGTCAGTGTTGCAATTCATAAAATTTTAGAAGGAATAACAGGAGACGTATAGATGCATCCATTAATATTAGCAGCCTTAATAGGTGGAGGAACAGGAGGACTATCAGCAAAAGCCAGAGACACTGATGTCATGAAAGGAATTTTAACAGGGGCTGCAAGTGGCGCAGTAACAAGTGGTTTAGGAAGTATGTTAAGTGCAGGACAAGCTGCTGCAGGACAAGCAGCTGCTGGACAAACAGGAGTTGAAGCAGCAAAAGAAAGAGCACTTGAACTGGCAAGACAAAAAGCCATTGCAATGGACCCTGCTTCTATAGCAAATATAACAAAATCGGCTGCACCAAAAGTAATGCCTACAAATTTTCAACAAGCAATGGACCCATTTGCATTAGCAGCAAAAGAAAAAGTAGGAAGAATGGCTTACGCTACTACACCTTCAGCAGCAATGATGGGTGAATTTTTATTTAATCCAGCAGAAAAACCAAAGAAAAAAGGTCCGCCAACAAACATGTTTTACGGGCGTAACCCTGATAGATTTATGTTTGGCGAATGGGCAGATCCAGATAAAGTAAAAGAGATATACACAGATAAAGAAAACCCTTATCACTATCCAGAATACGCGCAAGGTGGTCCAGTAGAAGAAGGCATGAACATGAATGCCATTGCACAATACGCGGCAGAATATTTACAAGGACAAGGTGTTGAACCTACCATTGAAAATGTTCAAGAGGTAGTAGAAAAAGTTTTAGCACAACAAGCACAACAACAATACCAACCACTAACAGGACTTGGCGGACAGCTTCAGAAAATGACGCAACAGTACGCAAGACCTATAGGTGAAGAAGTAATTCAAGAAACAGAATCAGTTCAACGTATGAATCAAGGTGGAACCCCACGTAAATACTATCAAGAAGGTGGCCTTGGAGCATTGATGGGTGACATGACACCTAGTGGTGATTTAGACATGCGACCAGGTGGAGAATCAGTGGGCCCAGGAACCGGGACATCAGATGATATACCAGCCATGTTAAGTGATGGTGAGTTTGTTATGACAGCAGCAGCAGTAGAAGGAGCTGGTGGTGGCGATCGCGACCTAGGATCAGAACGTATGATGAACATGATGAAGAACTTTGAACAAGGTGGACAACCATCTCAAGAGTCACAAGGACTTGGTTCAATGGAAGAAACAACTATGACTGAAATGATTGGACCGCAAGGAATGATGATGGAAGAAGATACAATGATGGAAGGAGTAATATAATGACAACATTAACACAGATTGGTAAAAAAATTGTAGATGCAGCTAAAAAAGGAAAAGATTTAAACAAAGTAAATCTTGGTAAATTTTCTCCTACAGTTCAAGCTAGAAGAAGTAAGCTAGCAAAAGAAGTAAAAAAATTAAGACAAGAACCAGCACTAAAACCACGTGCTAAATTATTAGCTAGGCATCCAGAAAGATTTGAAGGTACTAAAAAAACTTTTCTTACTGATACTGAAAGAGAAAAAATGGGTTACCCTATTGGACAAAGATACATGGGGCCAAGGAAAACAACGCATTACAAAAAAGGTGGAAAGATTTCTAAAAGAAGTGGTGGAAGAGTTAAAAAGTAATGACTCTTACATATAGAAGACCAGGAATAAAAGATTTACCTGAAACAATTAAACTATTATTTAAGTTTCGGGATGACTACAGTGAACTTTTTCCTACACCAGATGTAGATAAAGTAACTGCAACTGTGCAACATCATTATGAAAAAGGATTTATTCATAATGTGTACAAAGATAATAAACTAATTGGAAGTATTGGTGCTGCTCCTTCAGAGTGGTGGTTTTCTCCTGAACAGTTTATTTCTGAAACATGGTTTTATGTGTTGCCAGAAGAAAGATCATTCTCAATAGCTACAAAGTTATTGGCTGAATTAAAACAATACCGTGCAGGAAGCACAGTTCTCCTTCCTATCAGTACGGGTTTTGATAGACCAGCTTTGTATGAGAAATTAAAGTTTAATAACATGGGAACAATTTGGAGATATAATTAAATGTGTTTTGGTGG